CGGAGAACCCCGGTCCAGGCGATCAACCTGGAAATCCAGGCCCATTTTCATGGGCCTAGAACGAAGCTTCCGTTACCACGCAATGTTTGATCGTCACCGCATTGCGATCGGTGAAAGTGCCTGTGGCAAATGGCTCACTATTTAAATATGCGAGGGGATCCTCATCGAAAGATGAAGCCTCCCAACCATATCGTAGTAGCCGTTGCCAACCATGAAAGAGCCTCTCTTTAGACCTCGTATGCACGCAACGTGCGCGAAGTGTGAAGGTTTGCAAATCATGGTTCCATCGTAACTTGGGTAAATTGGCTTTGGCAGCATGCTCACGTGAGTACGCTGTCCAGCCTAAGATTGGAGAGTCACCAGTACTTAAGGGGAGTTTTCCCCACGTACCTTCGACTTTGCGTCTAATTATATCAGACGTTCTCCAAAATCCATTTTCAAACAAACTGTTTGCAATGGCTACCCATGATACAATAGTCTGCACATCAGGCTTCGTGTTCCAAAGTTTCTTGATCTTTATGGGCGTGATGTCTACACCATTGTAGGCGTCGACCCCACAAGACTCTCGAAACTTGCCTGTGAAGCAGCTCTTGGCGACGTTTATCTTGAGTCCAACTGACTCGAGAACGGATATCGCCTCATGGACGTACTTAGTGGGGACAATAATATCATCCCCATAAACGTACACCATGTGAGCCGCATCGCCTAGTCTTGCGCCATTTGCAACCAGCCTACCTACCACTAAAGCGTAGTAAGTTAAGGCTTGAATGGGAAAGCAAAGTGCTGATCCCATCGGTGCGAATTTGCGCAAAATTTGATTGCCCAGTGGCGTTTTCGTAGAAGATGAACGACTATTCATCAAATATTGATGAATAGCCGTCTCCTCATACAAAGCGTCTACGAGGTCCAAGGACAAGAGATCTGATGCCTTGCTCAAGTCGAGCGTAGCATAGTCTCCGGTTTTGGATGCTCGAAGGGCGAGTTGTCCGTTAACCGTTTGGTCAGCGAAACACACTCGGCCTCCACTGAGTCGATGGTTTTCAATGTGCGGAACAAGTTCTCTCCGCAAACATTGTTGGTAGGCCATATATTCGGATTGCTCCGAAGATATAAGCCTTGGGCCACGTGAATCTTTGGGTACGGCAATAAGTTTTGCTCTACCCTCGAATCCGTGTTCCAACTCCCACCAAAGACTCCAGCAATCAAATAAGTGACGATCGCTAACAAAATAGAAGCGATCATAAGGAATGAGCGCATCCAGGGATTTGTAATACCTAGACGGCTTATACCTTTGCCAAGGCTTGAGAGCGTTGGCAACACTTCCCGGACCATTCTTAGGACGCT